TCCAGCCGCCCTAGTGCTGCGGCTGCACTGTCCAGATCGGCTGTCAGCTTCTTGCCAACATCAATCCCCTTCAGGGCTTTGTCGAGCGTCCCGAGGGCGGCACCAAGCTGCCCAAGGGAAGACTCCGTTCGCTTTGCTCGGGTATCGAGAGCCGCTTGGGCATCAACGAACTCGTTCAGCGCCTTGGTGATCGTATCGACCACACTCGCTGCTTCGTCCTTGGCTCGGATAACGAGGTCTACGTCTTTCCGCGCCATGCCCTACCGTCCTCTATTCCTCTGGCTCGAAGAGCCCTCTTCTCGGTTTCGACACCACGTTTAGCGATTTGATCTGCTTTGTAAACGCCGCGCGAGACTTGGCAGAGAGTATCCCGGCCACACCCATCTGTGCAAGCTGAGCTTCCGTGACGATCCGGTTATTGTCTCGTTCGATGACGAGGTTGGCTTCGTCGTAAAGCTGGCCGAGGGTGTAGTGGATGGCATCCGGGTGACCTGATGCCATCAGAAGGCTCAGTTGTCGGCGGCAGCCCCAATACCATCCGGCAAAGGTGATTTCATCGCCATCGTCAGAGCCCCGTTGGCCGCCGCCATCATCTCGACCAGAGACCCCACCAGCTTTTTTAGGTCACCTTCCGATCTGAAGGTCAGACCAAAGACCTTTTCCACGGCCTCGATCTGCTTCATCATCGGAAGCTGCTTGGCAACAGCGATGGCCTGCGCCGTGTAGTCATCCGATGCCAACGCCAGAGCCGCCGCCAGAACGTCCGGAAACTCTCCGGAAACGTCAGCGATGGCCTTCTTGACGGCAGCGTTGTCGAACTTCCCGCCGGAAGACTTCATGGCCATGACCTTGCCGAACATCAGCGCCATCTGCGGTCCATAGTCATTGACCACGGACATGATGTCGAACAACGAGATGCCTCGCACCTCAAAGCTCTGGCCGTCGCCGAGGTCAATCTTCTCCCGGCTGATTACGATATTGCGGAGTCCCATACCTTTTCCTTCTCAGTTCGCTCAGACGTAGGCAGGCGTGCCGTCGCGGTAGATCGCTTCACCCGTGGTGGGCTTCAGGATTTCCAGCGACAGCGGAATGGTCTGCCATTCGTCACCCTTCAGCGCGTAGTCGCCGTTGGGGGTGATCTTCACGTAGGGCATGAAGAAGACCACATCGTCGCCCTTCGGGTTGCGGGTGCGGTAGATCATCGCGCCTTCGACGGGCTCCGAACCGGAGATGACCCGCGAACGCGAAGACGCCCGGATCGCATAGGTCACGGTGATGTCCACGCCATCCACGGCGATGGTCGAACCTTCGACGAACGAGATGATGCCGCCGTCAAGGTCGATGGTGTAGTCGGTTCCGGCAACCAGAGGCGTGGCGCCCTGAACGACGGTCAGGCCCGTGGGGTTGATGCCGAAATGCCCGGCCGGGTTGATGGTGGTCGCGCCCAGCTTGTAGGAGTGCCCGGCCTTGATGTCCTCGATCAGGAAAGGAGCAGACGCGACGACAGCCTGCGTCACGACGGTATCCGAACCGAAGAAGAACAGCGCGACGTTCTTGGGGTCGATGTTGTCCGTGGTCATCGAACCGGAGCGGTTGACTTCCAGCGGCACGGAGTCATCCTTTTCGCGGATGCCCTCGTCGCTCGAAAAGTGATCCAGAGTCTCGGACTCGATGGTCAGCGAAAACTCCGGCGTGTTGCCGATGTAGAAGAAGCCGTCCGGAATTTGCGTCCCGGCCTTGAAGCGAGCGAAGTGGACCTTCCCGCGCCCGAGCGTGTAGTTCTGTGCCATGATGGTGCCTTTCTCGTTCCAGTGGCGGAATTATGCCTCGTAAGGTTCTGCCATATCCTCGGCTATGTCCAGCGTGATCGTCAGCCAGAAGTAGGCTTTGGCGCTGATTTCTTCCGGGGGGCGAACAACCCCGGGTCCGATATACATGGCTGTAACGAATCGGCCAAGGCCAAAGATTCCTTCTTCCGGCTGGTCCCAATCCGCCTTTTTCTTCTCGATGGCGAGTCGTCTCTTCACGTCCGCCAGAAGAACCTGCGCCGGGTCAGTCGGGTTTGCCCTGTCGTCCTTGACCCAACCCTGAATGACAAGCTCCCACTGACCGGCCAAAGCCTGATTGTCCTTGGCCGAAGGGAGTTGATCCAGTGGGATTGGAGCCTCTAGGATAGAGAGTGCAGGCAACGGGGTCTCGTCGCCGTAGACACCGCGACCCCGGAATACGTTGCTTCCGATCTCGACTTTATAGCCGTTGGCGACTGTGATCTCTTTGAGCACTTCGCTCATTCGAACGAGGACTTCAAGGCGGATCGGGTTGTCCAAGGTCGGCATGTCAAATCCCCAAGAGCCGTAGGAACTCTACTTCCAGCTTGCTGGCCACGGAAGGAGTCATCTCATTCGCTATACCGTCGCCATCGTTCGCACGAAAGACTTGATTCACGGACGGGCCGTAGAGCACGTAAAGCCCCTTCTCGACACGACGGGCGCTGATCTTGTTCTTCAAGGTCTCTCCGGGTTTCAACCGGACGGCTAGACCAAGGTTGAACTTGGTGTCCGTGATGGCATTGGAGCCCTGCGGCAGCTTTATCAGGAATGCCCTCTTTAGGAAGCGAGCCTTACCGGGAGCTATCTCGACGTAGACACCGGGCTTGCCGGGCTTGCTGTTGCCCGTGACGAATTGGGCAAGGGACGTTGCCCGCCCTTGTGCTTCGATCCGGGCTTCCAATCGCCCCTTGGTCGCTTCCTGAGAAACCCAAAGGCGGCGCTGCGCAGGAGAAACATATCGGGCTGGCAGGTTGACTTCGTTCCGGATCATACGAGCCGCTTGGGACCGGGCATCCCGTGCGACCTTGTTGATCGCCCTCAGTGCTGCGACACGGCGAGATTCAGAGTCGATGCCTTGAAGCAAGTCGAGTTCCAAGCCGTCCACAAAGACAGCGAACTTCGACATTACAGGCACCCGGGCGTGACAAGACCCATGAGTTCTTCGGTCGTGGCCCTGTTTACGTTGACCGTCACCGTTTGGCCGTCAGGCGGTTCAACCGTGTCGATCCAGTAGCCTTCAGTCTCGCTGAAAATGATCAAGCCCTGACGAACGGGGCTAGGAACTTGCTCCCGCCAGAGGATCACGCGCTCCTTGCGGTCATAGACCTCGGCGTAGTTCAGGTTCGTGCCGGGAAGATCACCTATGCGACCGCTCTTGCCGTGCGGGCGTGCGGTGATCGCGAAGGGGTCGCCAGTCAAGACATCAGAATAGTAAATGGCAGGCTGCCCCATGAACTCATGGAGAGCCTGCCGTGCAGCTTCCTTGATCTCTCGGAAGCTCATGGTGCGTCAGACTAGGCTCTGACCGTCGCCGTCGCCACCAGCGGTGGTGTCCGCCCCCGTTCCGGCTTCCGCGCCCTGAGCCGCAGCAGCCTTCTTCGTATCGGTGGGCTTGTCGGTGGCGGCGGCTTTCTTGGCCTCAGCGGCCTTCTTGGCCTTCGGCGGTTCCAGATCGCGGGCTTCCGAGTCGGTCGCAAGGCGGGCCGCGCCGTTCTTCAGGAAGAAGTCGTGGTCCTCTTCCGACAGAGCGTGGAAAGCTTCGCCGACCTTGACGACGATTTCCTTCGGCGGTTTCGCCGGGGTGTCGCGGGTGCCAGCAACGCCGGGTTCGGCGGTCATGTGGATTTCGTGGAGAGCGAAGAGGGGCTTCATGGCCAGTGTCCTTACTACGGGTTGGGGTTACGATTCAGAGGGTTCGGCAGTAGAAACTTCGAGGGCGGAAACTCGGTTCCCGCCCTCGATCAAGCCGCCAGCTTAGGCGACGACGCGACCCCGGAACGTGCAGTTCGGGTTCACCGGGATGGTCAGGGGTGCCGACTGGCTCATGATGAAACGAGCCGAGGGGTCTTCCTGATCCCACATCTTCGTGAAGATGTCGGCGACTTCGAGGTTGTTCGCCGAGTCGAGGATCGCACCGTAGGCTTTGATGCCATCCACTGCCCGGGAAGCCACCACCACGTCACGGGGGTCCATGATGTCGGTGAAGGTGCCGTCGTTGTTCTGGAACTTCGACGCAGGACCAGCGTAGCGCCACACGTCCAGACCGTTCGACAGGCGGCCCAGCCACGTGAAGGGGTTCAGCGGATCGGTGCGGATGATGCCCCGGCTGATCGCCACATCTTCCGAACCCCGGAAGTTGGTGTCGAGCTTGCCGTAGATCGAGCCGCCGGGGGTCGAAGCATCCGCCATGAACGGAACGGCAGCGGCCGAACCGAGGATGACATCCGTCGCGGAACCGCCGAACTCGGCATTGGCGATCAGATCGACCCAACCTTGGATGCCGTTGAAGATGTTCACACCCACGTCGCCCCAATGGCTGCCTGCGCCGAGAATGACGGTGTGGCCCGGATCGCGGCCGAAGTCGATGACCGGAGCAACGCCATTGCCGTAGTTGATCGTCAGCGCCCCGTTCAAGATCGCACGAGCGGCCATGAAGTCCCACAGGCGCATGATCGAGTTCCGGTGGAACGTGACGATGCGGTTGACCTCGCGGTTGTAGCGGGCCTGCGGCGACATCAGCGACTCGCGCTTCACGATCTCGCCCGGGCTCAGGGCGATGAACTCGCTGGGGCGCACAGCGTCCTTCGGCTTGGTGTAGGCCGGTTTGAAGGACTCGATCCGTTCGCCCTCGCGACGGTAGATCGGCTTGCCGGGTTCGTTCGGCAGCATGAAGGGGGCGATCTTGCGCGAAGCGTTCAGCTTCGAGAAGGCGATCTCTTCCTGCGTAGAAACGAAGGTGTTCGGGAAGAACATGGTGAGCCAGTGGCTCGTGGTCACCGTCTGGCGCGGGTCTTCACGGACCATTGCCAGTTGGTAGGGGGTGTAGATGTCGAGCGTCATGACGTTTCTCTCCTGTTTCCGTTCCGATCAGACTGCCGTCATGGTCTCGGGTTTGCGAAGGATGATGCTCGTGGGGCTGGGGGCACCCTCGAACGCGAGCCGCTTCTGCTCGTCGGTGCCGTAGCTGGCATCGAAAACGAGCAGATCGGGGTTGAACACGCCCTGCCGCATCACACCGATCATCTGGCCGAGCGTGGTCGGGCCGGACGGGGCATAGGTGATGTAGCCGATGGCCTGCGTGGTGCCGCGCACAGCCGGGATCAGGTTCCCCGAGCCGTTGACGCCGACCACTTGGCGAGCGACGAAAGTATGGGCTGCGGCTGCGGGAAGCAGCATCCACGACTGCGCCGGAGCGTCGCCCGTGACGAGAGCGGCTTCCTGCGCGTTGAGCACGTCGGACGATTGCCCGGCAACGCCTGCCAGAAGATCGCCTTTGACCGGGTTGATGGTCGCCATGTTTCAGTTCCTTCTTGGTGACGACGGGATCAGTTGCGAACCGTCTGGGGTTTCATGCCGATGGACCCGAAGAAGGAGTCCGCGAAGTTGGCTTCTTCCTTGCCGCCAGCGCCGTCATCGGAAGCGCCGACGGTCGGGTTGCCTGACTGCTCCATAGTGGTTTCGAACGGGGTCTTGGCCTTGGGAGCTTGCTCCTTCGGTGCCTCGGCCTTTTCGTCCGGCATGTCCGCCAGCATGGCGATGACATCCTCGGCGCTGTCGCTGGACTTCAGCGCGAGCGAGAGGGCTGCCTTCGGCTTGGCTTTGGCCGCGTCGCTGCCCAGAATGGTCGTGATCCGGGTCTGGGTGGCCTTGGCCCCCTCTTTCACCCCCTCGGCCTTGGCCGTGGCAGTGGCGGACGCGACGGCTGCGTCCATCTGTTCTTGCGTGAACTGAGTCATCGTCTCGTCCTCGGTTGCTGCGGCCACTTCGTTCGTGAAGATGACCATTTCCTCATCAAGTGCCCCAACTC